AGGGCGCAGGGGCGCAGACATTTGAATAATGATTAAGCAAGCGGGGGCGCAGGGCCGTGAACACGGCACCAACGTCCCCGAAAACATGTCCAACCCCGCATTTCAACCCCTTTTCCATGAGGAATGGGCCTTGATCCCCCCCAAATAGATGCAAGGAACGGTCAGAGAGGCTCTTGACCAAGAAGAAACACGCGCCTCCTCGCGACCAATACTGCATATTCCACGCAACTTGATGAGATCGGAGATTGACTGCATTGCTTTTGCTTGTCTTCAATTCAATCCAGAAGGGTAATCCATCCCAGATTACATGCACATCGGGAACTCCACCGCCATGTACGTTCTCAATCCGTGTCGCTGATGCCTTCGACGGTAAGTTCTGCCTTATCGTGTTCCAAAAGTTCGCCTCTGGTCCCTTTGACATCTGTCACATCCTTGAACTCAGCATCTATCACAAATGCTTGTGGGAATTTCTTTTGGAGATCAGCAAGCCGACCGACTATTTCATCACGGGACATGGTGTCGATGGTGTGTGTCTGTTCCCGCCTGTCTACAGTCAGACCACCAAGTGCTGATCGTATCTTTTCAGCATTGATAGCGGCAGAGAATTGACCTGCCTCTTCAGCCCCCTCGGATAGCTGGTGTAGGCGTTGCAGTTGTCCGATGGTTGACACCCCATACCGGCGTTCTCTTTCATCGCGCATCTCTTGTATGTATTCTAGCACATGAGGATAGTCCCGACCATTTAGCAAACGAGAGGCGTGTTCTTGTGCAAGGGACGTTTTGTATCCGGCTTTTCTTGCACACTCAGCATTGGAGTAGATGCCTTCCACAATGTGCCGTGCGAAGGTCATTTGTCTGGGCGTCAGCGTTCTGGAGTGTGCTTTCTCGATCTTCTTTTTCAGCGATGCCATAGCAAAATCCTCAGTGTTTACAGGCATTATAGGTGTCGCTGCGCGTTACAGCAAGTTTCCATATAGTGTTTTCTCCAGAGGAATTGAGACGGGTTGGACCCAAAAATCTAGGAGAGGGCAGTACGAGGTAACTGGTAAAGTTGTTCGCGTTGTTCGCACCTTGTTCGCACTACTCAAAAGTATGGTGCGAACAAGGTAGTTTCTTATAACCCCTTGTCCGGGCTTAATAATATTTCATCTTTAGTATGTTGTTCGCGTTGTTCGCACCAAATCCCAATAGTTTTCAGTTCAAAAAGTTTCAAAACCTCCAGCTACTCCCTATAGTGCGAACACAAGAAACATTTTGACATCGGACCGTGGTGCGTCTAACTTGATTCGTGAGGCATGGTGCTTCGACTAGTAGTAGATAGGAAGGTAGAAGATGGAACTCCAAGATATTTTTAACAAGGCATCTGAGCATTTATCCGCGATGTCTGGTCCGTGTATGCGGAACCGTTCTTGTGTTTATCGTGATGGCAAGGGCGGCATGTGTGCCGTTGGTGTGTTCATTGCTGATGAGCATTACACTCAGGACATTGAGGGCATTGGCATTGCTGATGGCAATCGCGGTGATTTGGTTCGTGACGTTGTTGCGCGGTCCTTGGGTTTGAAAGCATTGACCCGTAAGCAGTTGTCTTTGTTTGCTGCTTTACAGGATGCTCATGACGAGTGGGATTGTGATGTTCGTTATGGTGTGGAAGATGATACGTTACATGAGGTCAATCACTCTGAGGTTATGGAGAGGAATTTAGAGAACGTCCGCAACCGTTTTGATTTGGAGTGCTTGTCATGAAGTTAGAATTGAAATCCATTAAGTACACTGAGTGGATGTCTGAGGAGACATTGTGTTTTACTGCCAATCTTTGGGTAGATGGCAAGGTCTTTGCTGAGGTTAGCAATCAGGGTCATGGCGGTTGCACTGACGTTCACATGCATTGCAAGTCTGAGTTTGGGAAGGCTGGCAAGCGGACTTCTTTTTACCGTGTGTTAAAAGAGGTTGAGGCACATTGTAATGCGATGCCTAATCTTGAGCCGTGTGAATTGTTTGCTGAAGGTTTGCCCATGGATTTGGAACTGTGGTGCAACATGGAGGTTGAGGCATTTTTGGCGCGGCGTGATATGAAGCGCAAGTTGAAGTCTCATGTTTTGTTTCAGATTGAGGGGCAGGACGGCATTTACCAGACCAAGTACCATCCCCGTGAGACTGACGGTTCGTGGACCGTGTTTGGTTCTGAGAAGCGGCGCATATTAAATGACATGTCCGAGGCTGATGCTCTTGCTATTTGGAGGGCGAACTGATGCCATCGCTTTGGTTCACACCTACGGATCCTCGCAATACTGCGGGGGTTCGTGTTCACATGATTGCTGTATACGAGCGGTGGATGAAGGAGAATGGTTTTGCTGATTATGTTGGCGATGCCATGGATTTTGCTTTGGAAGAGGGGTCCAACCTGTCTCACTGTCAGCGCAATTTCGTGAATGCATACATTCAATTATGGGAGGCTATGGACGATGGCGATTATTAGATGAGTGCGTATTACAATGAGATAGATCCGTTTGCCGCTGATTGGCTCCGCAACTTAATTGGTGCGGGGTTAATTGCGGATGGTGTAGTGGATGAGAGGAGCATCAGTGATGTCAGACCAGAGGAACTTTTTGAATTTACTCAGTGCCACTTCTTCGCAGGAATTGGCGTCTGGAGCCACGCACTCAGGGGTGCGGGATGGGACGATGACCGACCGGTCTGGACGGGATCCTGTCCGTGTCAGCCTTTCAGCGGGGCAGGCAAGAAAAAGGGGATTGCTGACAAGCGGCACTTATTCCCAGACTGGTTCCACCTCATCCGCGAGTGCCGCCCTGCAACGGTCTTTGGAGAACAGGTTGCGAGTAAAGACGGCCTTAATTGGATCGACCTTGTACAAGCTGACATGGAAGGAGAGGGCTACGCCTTTGCACCGTTCGATCTCTGTGCTGCGGGGTTCGGGGCGCCGCACATCAGGCAACGTTTATGGTTCGTGGCCCACTCCGACCACACGGGATCACAAGGGCGGGTATCAGGGTGGACGCATTCGGAACGGCAAGATCAGCACGGATACATTGGATGTGACGGCACAGTTGGCGGGATGGACAACGCCATCGGCATCGGACGGGACGCGGGGCGGCACGGGAATTACGGCGGGGATGTCCGGATCGAGTTTGACGCAACTGTCGAAGATGGTGGTTCGCGGATGGCCGACCCCGAATGCGACCAACAACGGTCGGGGCGAGGAACCGGACGCGAAGGTCAAGCGGGGGATGAATGCGGGGTTGAACCCAGCGGACGCGGCGAGGCTAGCGGGATGGGATCATTACGGGGCAAGGCTAACGGCATCTGGGGAGATGTTGATTGGCTCTTCTGCAAAGATGCCAAGTGGAGGCCAGTTGAACCCAGCACTTTCCCGCTGGCTAATGGGATTGCCGGTCGCGTGGGACGATGCCGCGCCTACGGGAACGCGATTGTCTCGGAAGTCGCGCAAGGATTAATCAGTAGTTTTATGGAGAGAGAGAATGAAAGAATATAAAGACCGGATGAAGGCACTTAATGACGCGGCATGGCTAGCGGTTCGGGATTGTCCGTATGATTATTCCCATCCGACCAAGTCGGCATTGGTTCGCATTGCACGGGAGATTGACGATCTCTTTGATGATGAGACATGGGGCAGGGACAACATGCCGCCTGATGAGTGGACCGCTGCGGGTGGATTGAAGGCATTTTGTAAACAGCAAGGAGAGAAGTAATGGGATTAGATGCATATTTAATTGCGGAGCGGAACAACACTACAACGAGTGTTGTGAAGGAAAAGTATGAGGCTGTTGACCGGCCAACGGAAGCGGTCGGTCACGTAAAGACGGGGGACGCAGGGTTGCGTCCTTCTGAGGTTTGTTGGCCTATTGCCTCGGTCCGGTTGGAGATCCAGTACTGGCGCAAGCATTGGGATTTGCATGAGTTAATTAACCAGAGCTATGCAAGCCCTGATGAGTACAACGAAAACCCTATGAAGGTGTATTTATCTTCTGATAATTTGCGGGAGATTGCGGCTAAGATCCGCGATGATTTAACGGAGGACGCAGACCCTAGATATCGTCACCATACAGAAAGGGAGGAGTACGCTAAGAAGTTTGATTTAGCGGCTGATTGGATTGAGTTCGATGGATGGAACAGATCGGTTTATTATCGGGGAGATTACTGATGATTGATTACTTCGGGTGGGGCGCAAGCACCGTTGCTACTAAGTACGTGCATCAACGGTTGCATGAGGTTTTGGACATGGAGGATAATGACTCTATGTGCATAGCGTTGTCTCAGTTTTATGCTGAGTTAGCGGAAAACTATTACAAGGACACGGGTCAAAGGATTGGTGATCCGCATGATTGAGTGTCCGGAGTGCAGTTACACTGGTCACAAGGGCATGGTTGAGAAGACCTTGTATCAGCGGTTTGGCGAAACGTTAGAGCCGGTAGCTGAGTGGGTTGCTTGTGAGAATTGTGATGGTTCTGGCGAAGTGGAGCCTGATGATGAGTACGCATAGCGTTAAGGCAAAGTCGCGGCATCCAGGGGCGCCGCGACAACATTTCAAGGTCGCTCATCTGACCTTTGAATTAACTGATACCACGTTTGCATTGATAGCTGGTGAGGCGGTCTTGGAGAAGGACCGCCGGCCATTGTTTACGGGTGTTATAACCAAGGGCATAGCCACTGAGTTGCGTAGGTTGGCCCATCATTTTGACGAGAGGGAAGACAAACTGTGAATGCATCAGAAAGAAGACAGAGAGTATTGGACGTTGCCGCTGCGGAGAACAAGCGGATGCTGGAACAATATGGGTATCGAGGTCCAAATTACGGCATTAAAAATGAGGTTGTTGAGGGGCGCATTGGCAGGTTTGCTACCAAGCAGGGGCGCCCATTGCAGTTAAATTCTAAGATCATCATGAACATGACTAAGCAGGGGCGCAACGCGGATGAGATTGCCGCTGCCTTAAACATGCAACGCAAGAGCGTAATTCGCACGGCGCTCAGACATGGTATAGATATCATTAAGTGATGGTGAGAGGCGGCGGTGAACATGGAGATATTCGAGCAAACTGAGCGCAGGTAAGGTTTCAGTTGAATAAGCCGCCTCTCATAAAAATTATATCAAAGGACGCAGAGAATGCCAGAAATAAATTTGTCTCAAGTCGCAGAACTAAAACATTTGCGGCGCATGGTAGATAATCTTGAGCCCGAAGCGTATAAGACAGGTGCTGGGGCTGATGCGAAGAACAGGTTGTATCAGGCCCGACTAGAATTAAAACAGTTTGTAAGTAGTCTAAGACAAGAAGGATATAGAATAT